GGCGCAATACACCGCGACCACCTCAACCGACACACAGAAGGTGCGCAACCTGACCACCGCTGTAACCCTCGCACGGTTGCTGCATCGCCGGTATGCCAAACAGTCGAGCTTCAGCAGTCAAGGCACCAGCGTCCAGTTGCTTGAGCGTGCCAAATACTGGCAGCAAATGGTGAACGACCTGAGCGACGATCTCCGCATGGCGCAAATGGAAGCGGGCAACATCGACCAGGGTGGCATTCTGTACGCAGGCCGACAGACCAGCTTCGTCGACGACCTCGGCTTGCACCTCGGCGCGGCGGGTGGTGGTTCGCTTGGGGGTATCCTGCAATGACCCGTGGGGTTGACGCTAAAACCATTGCCGCAATGCGCTCGAACGCTCGGCTGTACCTCACATCTACCTGCACCATTCAGCGTTCGCGAGTATCACGAGACACCACAGGCGAGGTGCTCGACGATTGGTATACAGTCGCGACTAACGTTCCCTGCGGCATTGTCTCTGAGCGCCAGAAGATTGTGTCGCCCGATCGCGGCGAGACGTACCAGACGGTCTACAGCCTTGCAGTCGCGCACGACGCCGATGTGCAAAAGGGCGATCGGATTATTGACCTCGCGGGTACGCTCACCAATGCTGGTCCAATCCACATCAGCGAAGTGTTGTCCGCCAAAGCCCTCATCCCTGTGCATATTGTCCTCGACACCGACTACATCCCAGGTTCACCCGCATGATGTCACTTGATGGTCTGGACGAGTTTCAGCAGGCTATTGCCAACCTGATAGACCAAACGAACAACGAGAAACTCGCTGAAATGCTTGGCCCAGGCGCAGATCGGTTGCTTCGTGGAATGCAGCGCCGTGTGGCAGTTGATAGTGGTGAACTTCGCGACTCGCTTGGTATCGAGATAACCACGCACGGCGACACGGCTGAAGTCCTCATCCAAGCTGGAACCGACCACGCTGAAGCGAACGAGTTCGGAACCCACGACATGGCAGCACAGCCATTTATGCGACCAACCATGGACGAAGATGGACCACGGGCACTTGAAGATGTCAGTAGTGCAATTGGACGAGCCTTGGAGCGCGTGAAATGATAATTGAGGAAGGGCTGGTTGCCTACCTGACATCATACGCTGGTTTGAGTTCGCTGATTGGTACACGCATCTACCCGCTGCGCCTGCCCGAAAACGTCACCTACCCCGCTCTCACCTACCAGCGCATCAGTTCCCAGCGCGTGCAGTCACAGAGTGGCCCATCAGGATTAGCCTTCCCGCGCTTCCAGTTCGATTGTTACGCGAAGACGTATCTTGCGGCGAAGAACGTTGCGGCACAACTCCGCGCCGCGCTGGATGGCTTTAAGGGAACAATGGGCGATGTGCCAGTCGGGTCAAGCCTTTCCCAGTCCGATCGCGACTTCTATGACCCGAACACGCGGATCTGGCGCGTTTCAATCGACTTCATCATTGGCCACGAGGAATAACGCATGACCCCAACATACACCACGAACGATTGGCGCGGCCTCCCTCATTACGAATGCGACCAATGTGTGTTCGACACGCTGGACGAGGCTGAAATGGTGCAGCACATCCGTGACAATCACAATCCACCTCAACCCAAACCCGTTATTGAACCTAAGACCACGGAGGTGTTTGCCGAGGTGGTTAAAGAGGAACAGGAGAACGCCTGATGGCTCGTCAAACCCTGACAAAAACCACTCCACTTGGCTCCCTGCCGAGCCTGCCCCTTGTGGCTGATAGTGCCGACATCGTGTTTACCTCGGCAGACGCCACGAACAAGGAACAGTTTGTCGCCAGCGGCAACGATCTGGTGATTGCCTGGAACAGTGGTGTGTCTACCCGTACTGTCACCCTGACCAGCGTTGCACTGAATGGCCGCACGGGTGACATCACCACCTACTCGCTCGGCGCGGGCGACCATGCCGTCTTTGGTCCATTCCAGGTCGGCGGTTGGCGACAGACCGATGGCAAGATCTACCTTGAAGCCTCGCACTCGGATGTGAAGTGGGCTGTTATCACCCTTCCATAACATAGTACTAGGAGAACGAAATGCCTGTTTCTGCTGCCGTAAACGCATTCGGCACCTTGCTCAAGATTGGTGATGGTGGTGGCGGCGAAGTGTTCACCACGATCGCTGAAGTCCAGAATATTTCTGGTCCGTCGCTGTCGCTGGAAATGATTGATGTCACGAACCACTCGTCCACTGCTGGCTGGAAAGAGCGCATCGGCGGCTTGCTGGATGGTGGTGAAGTGACGTTCGACATTAACTTCCAGCCGACCGCCTCCACGCATTCGTACAGCGCCGGTCTGGTTAAAGACATGGTGAACCGCACGAAGCGCAACTTCAAGATTGTCTTCCCTGATGGCTCATCGACCACCTGGACATTCTCGGCCTTTGTGTCGAAGTTCCAGTCCAAAGCGCCCGTCAATGGTCAACTGTCGGCGTCGATCAGCCTGATGATTACGGGTCAGCCAACGCTGGCGTAAAGGTGACACCACATGGCACTTCTTTCTCGTGCTGATATTCTCCAAGCCCTTGACTTGCCCCGCGAGCGTGTTGCGGTGCCGGAATGGGGTGGCGAAGTGTATGTACGCGCCCTGAATGGCTCCGAGCGAGACAGCCTGGAAGCCTGGATGCTGGAAATGAACGGCAAGGGCGCGCAGGACTTGTACGCCAATTTTACTGCACGCCTTGCGGCAATGACCATGGTGGGCGAAGACGGCGAAAACCTCTTCACGCTGGCGGATATTCAAGTGCTGGGTAAGAAATCTGCCAACGCACTGCGGCGAGTGATGGACGTTGCCCAGCGGCTCTCAGGCGTCACGCAAGCCGACGTGGAGGAACTGACAAAAAACTCCGCGAGCGACCAGAGCGACGATTCTGGTTCCGTCTAGCCCTGGCGCTTGGCTGCACCGTCCGTGAGCTTCAGTACCGGATGGACAGTCACGAGTTTGCAGAGTGGATTGCCTACAGTCAGATCGAACCCTTCGGGCAAGATCGGGCAGACCTTCCAGCGGCAATCATTTCCTCGGTGATTGCGAACGTCCACCGCAGCGAACAGCAGCAACCATACACCCCTGCTGACTTCATCCCCAACTTCGAGCCTCCCAAGCAACAGACCTGGCAAGACCAGCTTTCCCTTGTCGAAATGCTGAATGCTGCATACAGCGGCACGGATGAACGCACCCCATGAGTGTTATCGCAACCCTTACCGCCAAGCTCGGTCTGGATGCCAGTGGTTTCCAGTCGGGTTTGAACAAAGTTGAGAGCGAATCCAAGAGCTTCGGGAGTCGGGCTGGTGGCTTCCTGAGTAACGCCTTCTCGTTCGCGACGGGCGGCGCAATCCTGAACGGCGTGAGTGCGATCGGAAGTTCCATCAAAGGCGTTGCTGGGGCGATGCTGGCGGGCAACGGAGAGTTCGAACGCTACAACAACCAGTTCACCACGCTCCTGGGTTCTTCCGAAGCCGCCAAGCAGCGCATGGCTGAACTGGCCCAGTTCGGTGCAGAAACACCGTTCGAACTGCCTGACGTGGTGAAGGCAGACCAGATCCTTACCAACTTTGGTTTGCACGCCGAGAACGCGAAAGATCGGTTTGGTTTCTCGGCGGGTGAAATCCAGCGCATTGCTGGTGATGCGGCGAGTGGGGTCGGGATTGGCTTCGATGAGATGTCCACCTACCTCGGCAAGTTCTCAGCAGGTTCAACCGGCGAAGTCATTTCCCGCTTTCAAGAACTGGGCATCGTTACCAAACAGCAGTTGACCGAGATGGGTCTGTCCTTCGATAAGGGTGGCGCACTCATCATCAACAGCCAAGCGGAGATGGACAAGGCGACTGGCATCCTGATGAACGCCATGAAGAACAAGTATGGCGGTTTGATGGACAAGCAGTCGAAGACGTTCGAAGGAATGTTGTCGAATCTCCAAGACTGGAAAGACGGCACCATTCGCACACTCGGTGCGCCAATCTTCGAAGTGGTGAAAGACAAACTGGCTGTCTTCCTTGAGTTCCTGAACAAACCTGAGACGAAGAAGACGATTGAAAAGATTGCTGGTGTTATTGCGAATGGTCTGGGCAAGGCGATCGACTGGCTGGCAAACACTGGCATTCCTGGCATGATTGCTGGGTGGAAGGCATTACAGCCCGTCGTCTCAACCTTTCTTGAGAAGGGTGGGGAGGTTGCTGGCTTCATCAAAGACAATCTCAAACCCATTCTTGCTGGTCTTGCCGTGGTGTTTGGGGCAGTTGTCATCCCTGCCTTCATTGCCTGGGCTGCTGCGGCTGGTGCTGCGGCACTCTCAACCATGCTGGCACTTGCACCAATCGTCATTCCCATCGTCGCAATTGGCGCAGCCGTAGCCCTGCTGGTGAAAGCCTGGGACAGTGATTGGGGTGGCATTCGCACCACACTCACAAACTTCTGGGAAGACACTGCCAAACCAATCTTTGAGGGGGTTGTTGGCTTCTTTACAACTGGTATACCAAACGCAATCAACGACGTGAAGAATGCCTTCAACGGCTTTGTTGATATGGGCGCATCATTCCTTGATGGGTTGCGGCAAGGCATCTCGAACGGCTGGACTAGCTTTACCGGATGGTTCCTTGGAAACCTTGCCAGCATCATTCCTGGTGGCACCGCCACGCTCTCAGCCCTAGGTATTACCCTGCCTGGCCGTGCACTCGGCGGGCAAGTCGTCGCTGGACAAGCATATACCGTAGGCGAGCTTGGCCGCGAGACGTTTGTGCCCTCGGTCAGCGGCACTATCGTTCCTGCTGGTGCTGGGGGTGGCAGCACTGTAGTGATTAACGTAGCTGGTTCGGTTATCTCCGAGCGCGATCTGGCACAGACTATTCGCGAACAGTTACTTGCATCCAAACAGCGCAATGGAAGTGTGGGGTTGGCGTAATGGGATACCCGACTATCACCGTTGAAATCCAGTTTCAACCAGACCCCTTCACATTAATCCCGGTTTACACCGATGTCACCGCCTACGTGAAATCAATCCCAAGTATTCGGATGGGTCGACAGAACGTGCTCACGAGTATTGAGGCGGGTGAAGCGACGATCGTTTTAGACAATCGCGATCGTCGCTACGACCCGACGTACATCTACAGCCCACACTACCCGTATGTCACTCCAATGCGGCGTGTACGAATTAAAGCGGTGTGGAACAGTGTCACCTACTACCTGTTCACTGGCTTTGTTGAAGAATGGCCTCCCGCCTGGGAAACAAGTAATCAGAACTCTGAGATCGCAATCCGCTGTGTCGATGGGTTTAAGTTCTTCAATCTCTACACACTCACGGGCATATTCGGCGCAGAGTTTTCGAACTATGCCGTGACGACCATATTAAACGCAACTGGCTGGCCGAGTGCTGATCGCAACGTTGGGGCTGGACAGGCGTTTATCGGTGGCCAAACGCTCACGAATAAGTCGGCGCTCACTCACCTTCAAGACATAGTGACTGCTGAAGGCGGCTTGTTCTTTATCGACGGGCAAGGACGGGCGACTTTCCAGGGACGCCACTATCGCCTGAAGACAAGCACATCCACAACCTCGCAAGGCACGTTTGGCGATGCCAGTGGCGAACTCCCGTATCAGTCGTTGCAACCAGCATATGACGATGCGCAGATTTGGAACGATATTCACGTCACGGCAGAGGGCGGCACCGAGCAGATATCGGAAGATGCCGAAAGTAAAGGCATGTACTTTAAGCGCACGCTGGTGCGCAGTGGGTTGGTGCTTGGTGATGCATCACCCTTTGGTGGAAACACCCCAGACAACGAAGCAAAAGGCATGGCCGACTGGCTTCTGTCTCAGTACAAAGACCCGACACTGCGCTTTGACAATATCACCCTTGAGGGTGGTGTATCAGATTCACTCTGGCCACAGATGCTTGGTCGAACGATAAGCAACCGCATCACCGTCAAGCGTCGGCCACCTCCAAGCGGCAGCACCGTCCTTTCAAGAGAATGTTGGATAGAAGCGGTCGAACACCGCATCCCGAATATCACCGCCTCATACCTGCGCTGGCAGACGAAATGGCAACTCTCGGAGGCGACCGCACATGGCTGGTGGTTGCTTGACGACACAACCTACTCAGTTCTCGACTCAACGACTGTACCTGCATTCTAGGAGTTCTTATGGCCTGGTCTACACCGCGAACATGGTCAATTGGTGAAGTCGTCACAGCGTCGATGATGAACACCCACATCCGTGACCAACTGCGCTACTTAAAGGGCTTGGATGGTGCAGTCACTCTTGACGACCGCATGAATCTCCCCCCTACGTCAGGTACAAACGGCAAGGGATTACGGATTGGCGATGCCACGAACCAGTACGCGAATTTTCAGGGGCTAGACCTCAGTGGCAGTTCATACATCTTCTTCTCGACCAATCGCTACTTCGATGGCACTGGCTGGCAACAACTCAACACTCGTGCCGGTGGCAACCTGCAAATCTCTCAGGATAATCTTTCCTACTTCACGTTTGCCGCTTCCAGTAGCACCGCAACAGAGCGCTTTCGTATCACAAACGACGGGAGCATTGCTTCAGGTACAAGCAGCCCGCAGGGGAAAATGCACCTTGTCGGTACGCTCGGTCGCTGGCTGATGTACGAATACGACGGTCTGGATGGTACAACCCAAGTCATTATTCCGAATGGAGCGGGCGACGTGCTCTATGGCGTGCAGTTGTGGAGCATCGTTCGCACGTCAAGCGGTATTGTTCAGGTTGCGAATGCTGGGGGTTCTGCCATCGCGCTGGGTGGCACAGGCGCGCTCTACAGTGACGGCGGTACAAATGTCGCGCAGTTTCGCGTGCTTGCGAATGGACAAATTGAAATACAGCGCACCCTCGGCTCTTTGACCTACAAGGTCGCGCTGATGATCCAATGGATATAAAGAATGTTTGAGACAGTGATTGCGGATATTAAAGACCGTCTGGAAGCCCTAAAGGAAGATCGCGCCGCGTGCGAACTTCAGTTTCGGCTTCAGCTTGCGGCGTTCGACGGGGCGACCCAAGAACTTGAAACGATGCTGAAGTGGTACGAAGACAAGCAGGCCAACCCTGATGAAGGGGGTTCAGAATGACACTTCAGGCGTTCTTGATTGCGGTGCTGACTGGCTCGATTGGCTTGGGGCCGATCGTGTATTACGCCTTCGACCATATCAACTGGTTGAAAACCATTTCTTGTGAACGAAAACGAATTGCGGTAGCAATCCTCTCTGGTGTGCTGGGTATTGCCACATGGTCATTGGCGGCGTTTCTGGGGTATGTGCCGGTTCCGGTCTACCGCCAGGAGTATGCACAAGCCGTGTGGCAGTACGGGATTTTGGCGGGCTATGCTGCATTCACATCTTCTCAAATTGCACACGGACGAGGAAAACAGGATGCAGACCCAGGATATGTTCAACCAAAGTGACCACGACATGCTGATACGACTTGCCAGCCAGCTTGAGGCACACAGCAAGCGCGAGCAGGAAATCTCACAGCAGACACTTGCAGAGGTGGCAAAGTTGAATGTGAAGATTGACGCGATGCGCGAGTCGGACTTCCAGCGTGGGCGCGACATTCAGGATATGAAAACACGAATGCGCGATGATGACCTACGGATTGCCACGCTCGAACAGCAAGTCGAGAGTTTGCAAGACACTGCCGAGAAGCAGCAGGCGATTGCCGAGGCGATGGCAAAACTGGCCGACAGGCGAGTGAAACAGTGGTCGCTGATTACCGGCTTGATTGTGTTCCTGATCTCGAACGGCCCCACAATCCTCGCGTGGCTTGGCCATATCTTCAGGATTACTCCGTAACTTCACCGATCCTCTAGTTCCTTGATGGCAGTTAGTAATGCGGTTTTGTAATCCCGCAGTGTTTTCGGCCAGTCACCTTGACTGGCAAGATACAACTCGCTCAGGATATCAGCTTCCATTCGCAATCGTTCCAGAGACGCCAAGCGCAGGATTGAATCTGTAAGAACACGAATGGTGTTGTGGTCAGGCTGCATACCATCTCGCTTTCGGTCTCATATCTTCAGTAACTTTATATATCCATTTTTTCTGTTTGTGGTCCAGCGTACTTTTGAAACAAGTATTCCACGATCTTGTGGGCTGTTTTATTTTGCGATGCAAAAAATAAATAATATACAGTAGCGTTATTTTTATTCCGCATTGGGATGGGTTCAGGAACGTACTTGAAGCCTGCGACATTTTGAAGCCGCTCCCGAAATGCAGAAGCAATAGCAGCATTACTAACCTTTTTATCAACCTGTTGTCCAAAAATAGTTGAGAATTGTTGGTATGCGGCGGTTCGCCAAGACGAGTCACCCCAAAACGAGTTCATTCGCAATACGTCTGCTTCATCCACATACTCAGGATTTTTCCAAATCACATTTCTATTCATGTCCATAATTGGAAAATTCAGAAAAATATCTACACTTTTCATTCGACCAGCTTTCTGAAGAACCTGCCAATCAAGATGTAAACCATACGGATCAAGTATACACAAAGCTCTCCGATAATCTTCGTAGCGAACTCTTGGAAAAACGCTACTTAACAGGAGTGGATTGCAATCACCACAATACACAAAAGTTTGCACTTTATTAACATCTGGATTATCTTCTATTATCTTACGTAGATTTTCTGCCTTCTCAGGCAAAAGATCGATAAGATGATATTCTTTGAATGGCGGATTTATGAGTAATGCGTTTAATGGACTGCCAGGTATAGGCTTTTTAGTTTGTTTGGAAATATGCTCTCCCGCGCCAGCAAAAGCATCAATATAAACGTGATGCAAGCCCTGCTTAGTTAATATTTTTGAGTATTCTTCAGCATACCGTTTAATTATATCAAGTTTAATCTCAGACCATAATCCGATTTCATCAAAACGCAATCCCATATTATTACCTCATATATTGTCACTTCACACGCTCCCCATAATGTTCAGATGGTAGTTCATCCCAAGTACGGCCATCTAACAGACGACCGCCTGACTTTGGATGAGCGCCACCCCATTGCTTAAAGAAAAATGCAGTGCCACTTATCTGGCAGATGTTTAACAATTCACGTACCCAGTCGGGATCACATTTCCGATGATGCCACCCACTCTCACCCCCAGCGATCAGCCAGTGTATTCCTGAGAGATCAATTCCAGTTAATGGACCCAGCAGTGGTTCAGCACTTATGAATCTTACGGCGGCGGGAACAGAGCGCAAATATTGTACACGCCAATCGTACTGAATTGTCTCAACGCTGACACCAAGCCATATGTGACGAGGCCATTCCTCGGACACGCCAGAGATTGATTGTATACGCTCTGTTATCTTAGGTACTAAACGTACAAGTCGATTAGGGCGTTTTGTTAAGACTTGGAATATATGCCAATCGGCCTTAACCATAACCTCAAATACTTGAAGAATGAAATCGTCAGGAATATCTCTATGGAAGAGATCGGACATGGAGTTCACAAAGATACGTTTATGCGAACGCCAAGTTAATGGAAGTCCAATCCTGTTCGGCCACAAACGTAAATCAAAGCCTTGTTCATAAGGATGATTGGGAACCCCCTTAAACCGCTCTGCGAATGTTCTGGCATAACAATTATCACAACCCGGTGAAACCTCAGTGCACCCCGTAACTGGGTTCCAAGTTGCATCCGTCCACTCAATTGCGGTCTTCCCAGCCATCAAATCCCCTCAGTAAAGTTGAACAAATTTTCTAAATCAGCAAAGTCACTATATCACACAAGGTCAAGGAAACGGTTACTACTAGGAAGCGTCCGTCTTATCAAGTTGAGCAATCTCCCGTTCCAAGTCTTCAATTTCAAGCTCGATATGCGTTGGCACATGAATGCCGAATTTTGCCTTCGTAATTTTCTTTGCGGTCAATAGACGCCGCAAATACACAAGGCGTTTTTCGTTGTCATGACCATCGACTGGAGGCTCATCAACTGCCTTGAGTGCGTCCAAGAACCTGCCAAATGCACGCTCAAATGCATCGTGGTTCTTCCAGGTCGAGAAGTCAGGGATGAAGTAGCTTCGTACGACGTCTGCAAGATCATGTCCCGTCTCTGGATCAAGGCACTCCCAGTGTTCAAGGGTCTGTATATCAGTCAGTCGTATGGGAAACAGCTTCCGCCGATTGTTCGCCAGTTCTTCACGCCGCGCCTTGCGGATCTCTTTCATCACCCATTTGCTGCGTATGCTCTCGTCGGACAGTACCAAGATAAGTTTGTCGTGTAAACGAATGGCGTGATCAATCTGGTCGTCAAGGCTTCGCCCACCCTTGAGTTCTTCCGGCGCAAACCACGCACGTATTCCCTTGCCTTGTAAGCGGTCATAAAGGCGCTGTGCGAAGTTTTCGTCTTTAGTGCTATGGCTAATAAAACACGAATAAAATTGGATCGGATGCATCGCACCAATAAGCGAAGGAAGATACTCAATAAAATTTTCAGGTACGCCGCAACCTCGTAGAAATATTTCTGGTATTTTACCATCTGATCTGATTAATGTATCAATTCCTATTGTCGAAGGACCACCATGACGAACAGTTTCAATTCCTTGGACATTTCTTAAATTATTGTTTGCAAGTACGGCACCTTTTAAATAAGCATGATCAATATTTAAATCAGTCATCGATGTATTTCGCATAGTAGTATTTACCAGACTGGCACCGCTCATATCAACCTTATTAAGAAAAGTATTATCAAAATTAGCGCTTCCCATATTTGCTTGTTTTAAATTAACATTCGATAAAGTAGAACCGTAAAAAATGCACTCCCGCAAATCAGATCCCTCTAAATTGGCATTCCATATTATAGAATATCCTAAGTAAGCATCCTTTAAAAATACTTCTTTCATTTCAACATCAATCAAGGTTGCCTCGCGTAAATAAGCATTATTAAGCCGCGCTCCATTTAAACATACTTGACCAAAATCAATTTCTCTCAGGTTCAATCCACTTAACTTTGCTTCACTCAAATCCACTTTCACTCTATAGTTCTTTTTACGCCATTCATTCCACACCTCAACACCCTGCCGCAATATCGCAAGCTGTTCCTCATTTGCCATATCAACCCTCAATATAACGAACTAGTCAATGTACAACATTATCCCCGCCCCAAGCAACAACCACGAACCACGTCTTCCCGGCGACCCGATCGACCTTATTGTACTCCACGCAACGGTCGGAAGCTACCAGGGAAGCCTTGATTGGCTGCGCAATCCTGCGAGCGAGGTCAGTACACATTACCTTATCAGCAAGGATGGACGGATTGCCCAACTGGTCGACGAGCGCAACCAGGCATGGCACGCTGGTACAAGTTTCTGGCGTGGCCGCACGAGTATCAATCGGTATTCCATTGGCATCGAGCTTGAGAACCTGACGGGTTCACGAGGGTTTGTGGGTCAAGACCCATATACCCAGGCACAAGTGTCTTCAGCGGCGTGGCTGGTTGGCGATATCTGCGCACGGCGCAACATCCCTCGCGACCGGCAGCATATCGTATCTCATGCTGAAATTGCCCCACGCCGGAAGAGTGACCCGAAGGGGCTTGATATCAATGCGCTGGTGCAGCAGATTGGTGGGTATTCTGGGAGTGTTGAGGAAGATGTGTGGTATGTGGTGCCGCAGAGGGTGAACATCCGACAGGCTCCGAACACTGATGCGCCCGTGGCAAGCCAAGCGTACCGTGGCCAGAAGTTATACGTGGACGCAATTGTGCATGGCGAGAGGTTGATGGGGTCGGATTTGTGGGTTCACATGAAGCGAATGCCGCCGTACCAGTTCGATTTAGGTTTCATCAAACTTGAACTCTTGCGACATGGGAATTAAATGAACGAAGCCCCTGGTTGATCGCCAGGGGCTTTTCTGTGTTTGGAGTAGCTTATGTTATTGGCCAGCTTGGGATTAATACGTCGATTTCAGTCATAATTCTCTGCGTCTCGCGCAACACAATCACCATGCGTAAGTAGTGTTGCACGTCGTCTACTGTCGCGTAAGGTATTATTGGCGAACCCATAGATCGCATACTCACGCACCCCGGTTTCGAGTGCCATTTTCCGTAAGCTGATCGTGCGGTTTTCCCGCATCTCTATTTTATGCTAGAAACACTTTTAGCACAGACTAGTTGTTTCAAGTATATAGAGACAAGAGCTTGTTTCTATGATTCGATTACTTATCTGATAGAGGCATTGCCGTAATGTTCATGTCCGGTATCTTGCCTACCATAACTTGAATAAAGCCCGCTACATTGTAAACTGCAAATAGCTTCTCGTTGAGTACAGATAAGAATAATACTTTTGAGGCATCTAGAGGGAACATGGTATGGACTTTTTCAAGCAGCGCTTGTTTATCCTCAGCCCTATGGTATTCGTAGGCATTCAGCCAATCAGATACGGCTTGTTCTGAATTAATGATAATATCATTACTCGTAATCTGAAAAGCTGATTGCAATATTTTTCCACTATACCGCGCCTTTTCCCGCTGAAGGAAGCCGCGAACATAGGGGTGTTCAAGTTCTCTAGCTAAAATATTAACAATTTTGTAGAAGAAAGTACTCTCATTTTGTAAAAGAATGGGACGAAATTTATGGAGGAAAACCGTTACATCGTCCCAATCGGGTAAACGAGCCTCAAACTGAAGACCACCTTCCTCTGTTGACTGAACGCGCAACTCTCCTGTATCGCCTTTCTGGGCAAATTTTGTCCTGAGTAATTCATCTGCATATTGGGCAAAATTCTCTAGACGCCTCCAATCATCATCAGAAAATTCGCCAGATAGTATCACTGGCTCATTACTTCCTTCAGATGTCAACCCAAGTCTATATAACTGTGGCATATCTTTTCCCTGTCGTGCTAGAAGTATCTGGCACCACCCGTTTGGCGGCTCAATCGGCGAAGCTCTAGCCCAATTAGATAACCATTCTCTTTTCCGCGAATCGCATCATGGCAAGGCACGCGCAACCCTAGTATAGACTTTCGATGTCCTTGTGACAAGTTTGTGCCGCCCTAGCATTACGGCAGTGCTGCCGTTCCATTATCTATACATTACATATGGGCGCAAAATGTCACATTTTTCGTGCCTACCTAGGGGCTTCTAGCGCGCCCTAGTGCCAAACAAGTAAATGGATTGAGGCGCAACATATCCAGCACAAATACTAACTGGACTTTTGCAGATTTGCGGCAACAAGCTTCTGAGCATATGATCAGGCGAGCGTTGGTCTACCAGTTGGGAGGGACAGGTGCCAGCAATTGTCGCGATACCACAGGTGGTCGAGGAACTGCT